CACCGACACTGGTAACGCGCTCACCGTCGTGAACTTCACGGGCGGTCTCGCCACCGCGCGCGGCTTCTTCACGATCCTCTCCGCTGTCGATGACACGATCACCGTGTTCCCGAATCCCGGTACATTCGCCAATACGACGCTTGGGGTCACGGTCAAGGGCTCGATGCTGCGCAATCCAAGCTCGGACGAAATCGTTCCGCATTCTTTCTCGTTCGAGACTGGCTTCGAAGATGTCGATCAATACTTCATCGCCGATGGTCAGCGCATCAGCACCATGAACTACAGCATCGCGGCCAGTGCGATCCTGACCGGTTCCTATGCCACGATGGGTCGTGGCGTCTCCCGCCAAGAGACCACGAAGCTCGGCGGCGGCGCATATACCATCCTGGAAACGACCGCTACGCCCGTGGCCAACGCCACCGTCAACGTCGGCACGATCCTGTTGGATGGCATTGAACTCTCCACGGCGCTCAAGACGATCACCATGGCCGGTTCCAACAATCTGCGTAACCAGCAGGCTGTCGGGCACAAGTTCCCGGTCGGCATTGGCGCTGGCCGTATGGACATCACCGGCAACGTTGAAGCCTATTTCGCGAACGGCGATCTCTGGGACAAGTTCATCGAGCACACCACCGTCTCCCTGAACTGGAACGTCCAGGATGTGGACGGCCATCACTACGAATTCACGGTCCCGGCCTGCATCTTCTCCACCGACTCGGCCAACCCGACCGGTGGCAACACGGATGTCATGGAAAACATGGATTGGACTGCCAAGCGCGATCCGGTCACCAACTGCGAACTTCAAATCGACCGCTTTTCCTGCGTCCTTCCGCTTTAACCGCGAGTCACGAAACCCTGGTTTCGTGACTCTCTAGCTTCCCCGGCTCGGCCTCCGAGCCAGGACCCGCAAGGCCCCCGACACTTCGAGTCCATTCGAAGTCTTCGCGCGAAGTAGGGCGTCCGGAGGCGTCGGGGTTTCTGGACGCCCGCCCCCCACTCCCTTTCCCCCAATCCCCGACCACGCCCGGATTCGCATTCTCCGGTCGAGGCACTCCCGAAGAATGCACAACCCCGAAGAGAAAACATGAGCAACGAAACCCTCGACCTTTTTGAGCTTTTCAACACCAATCGTGAATCTGAAGAAGACGGCGTTTGGGTAGAACTCAACGCCAAGACCGGTTTCAAAATCCGCGCCTTCAACGCCAAGGCCGTCAGCGATCTCCGCGAGAAGCTGATGAAGCCGTACCAGACGATGGTCCGCGCTGGCCTCTCCATCCCCGACGAGAAGAACGAAGAGATCGGCCTGAAGGTCATCTCAGGTGCGGTCCTCGCCGATTGGAAGGGCGTCACGGTTGACGAGCAGGATGTGATTTTCAGCAGCGATGCTGCGTACACGCTGCTCAAGAAGTTGCCGAAGCTGGCCAATTTCATCGCCTCAAACGCAATGGAATCTCAGAACTTCCGCGACGAACTGCAAGGCGAAAACGCGGGAAACTGATCAAGGCGCTGGAACACACGCTCAAGCATCCGAAGGACAAGAACGCGGAGTGGCTCGCAGAGATTAAAGCCAAGGGCACGATGACACCGCCCCCTGTTGCCGAAATCGCTGTTGAGCCTTTTCCCGATCTGGTGTGGGCGTGGAATGGGTTCTGGCGTCTGTCGAATGCCCGACCGATTGGGATGGATGGCGTCCTCCGCATCCCACTCAGCGAGATCGAAGCCTACACGCGAATACAAGCCTTCGATCACGCGAAGAGAATCGAGTTCCTGCTCTACGCCGAGCGCATGGACGCCGCGTTCATGGAGCACGTCGGCAAGATGCGCGAAGAGGAAGAGCGCAAACGCAATTTGCCTAAATCCAAAGAGAGAGGAAGACCGCGCAGGCGGTAACATCCGTGAATACCGAGGGCCTGAAACTTAAGATCGATTCAAAAGAGGCGCAGCGCGATCTCGCTGCCCTCGAAAAGTCGCTCGACGGAGCATCCGGCGCAGCGGGCCGGATGAACCGGGCCTTCAAGGAATCAGCGAGCGGCACAAGCGCCAATCTCGCAAAAGCCTCGAAATCGGTTGAGAAGTTTGCGCAGGTTTCAGCGCTTCTCTCCAAGATCAAAATCTCCGGCAACGCTGCAAGTCAGATTCGCAACCTTGCCAGCGCGCTGGACACGATGGGCAAGGTCCGCGCCATCGGTGATAACAAAGTCAAGGGCATCCGCGATCTCGCAAAGGCCGTTTCCAGCATCCAGATGCCTCGCGGTGTCGCTGGGCTTTCCTCATTCCTGAATTCCCTCGCCGCTGTGCGGATGCCAACCACGGCTCAAGTGCGCAACCTGGGGACCTTCTTCAATACCCTTTCCACTCTGAAGCCAATCCCCAACGCCACTCGCATCGCGCGCGATCTCGATCAGATCACAGCAGCAGCAACACGTGCCGCGACCGCGCTCCGAAGCCTTCCACGTAACGCCGGAGCACAAGTCGCAAGCGCCGCAAACCGCGCAACAAGCGGAGGGCTACGCGCGGCTTCTGCACGTGCGAACGCGGCGGGCGGTCCTCTAGCAAACACCATCAAGAACACCGGCAACGCCGCTACCAAAGCGCATGGCGGCATTCTGAAGTTAACAGGCGGCATCAACGGTTTGTCGTCGCGCTTCAACCTCGCCTATCAGGCTGGCAGCGCGTTCACGCTGCTCTTCTCCACCTTCACCATCGCGGCATTCATCAAAACCATCTTCTCAGCTTCCGTTGAAATTCAGAAGCTCGACAAAGCGATGTTCTTTGTCACGTCGAGTTTCGATAAAGCAAAGGTTGCAACCGATCAGTATTTCGCTGTTTCTGACAAGCTTGGGTCGCGCGCGCTTGCGAATGCGGCGGCGTTTGGCCGGTTCGCTATTTCCGCTGGGGCCATCGGTGCGAACCTGAAAGACGTTCAGAGTATTTACAACGCGACCATTACCGCCTTGACTGCGGTAGGCGCGTCGTCGGAGCAGACCTCATACGCCCTGTACGGCCTCAGCCAGATGTTTTCGAAGGGCAAGATCACCTCGGAAGAATTCAACCGACAGGTCGGCGAGCAAATCCCAGGTAACGTCGCGGCTGGTGTTCGCGCGCTTCATTCGCTCACCGGAAATGTCGAAACGGCTTCGACCTTCTTCGCCGCAATGAAGCGTGGCACCATTCAATCGCTTCCGTTCCTGCGCGAGTGGGCCAAAGAAATCAATAAAATGTTTCGTCCCCTACTGCCCATCGCTGAAAAGCGTCCGGACTTTCAGATGAATCGACTCTTGAACGTTTGGGACAAATTCAAGATCAGCGTCGGTCAGTCCGAGTTCATGAATGAGGTCACGAAGCAATTCAAATACTTCGCTGACACGCTTGGCCTAGCACGAGATGGCACTGGCGAGTTGAATGAAAAAGGCCAGAAGCTGGCGTCATCGCTAGGCCAGGGCCTTGCCAGCGTCGTTCGAACGCTTGCGAGCGTAATCAAATATCTCGTCGAGAACATCGACTCCGTAGTCATCGCTATTCGAGGCTTGGCCGCGTTCAGTCTGATGAAGATGTTCCTCGGCTGGAGCCAAGCAGCCGTCACGGCAGCGGAGAGTTTCAGGACTTTCGCCGCCGCCGCAATGACGGCGAAGACTGCAACCTCCAAAGTCGCCGCCGCGAGCGGTGTAACGACAGCTACCAATACCGCAGCCGCCTTATCAAATGCTGCTGCTGCGGCTCCCGGCGTTACTGCTGCGGGTATCGCCAGAGCAGCGGCCCCGGCAGCCACCGCCGCGACTATCGCCACCGCCTTACCCAAAGCCTCAAAGATGGCGAGCTTGGCCAGCGGTGTGCGTAAGGGTTTCGATGTTGCGGCTGTCGGACTGCGAATGCTCGGCCCTGTCGCGATGGTGGCCGGGGTTGCGCTTATCGCGTTCGGCGACAAACTTACCGGCCTAAAATCACAATCCGGCAGTGCCATTACCTATATGGACCTCACGATGGGAGCGTTCGATTCCCTGGGTGATTCGATTGGAGCGTTCTTCAAGGACATCATGGGAATCTTCATGGATGTTGACGGGCTAAGTAATGCCGATGCATTCGGCTCACTTACCGCAGGCATCCTAGGCTTCTCGAAGGCTGTCCTGATGTTTTTCCCGATGCTCTTCAAAGGCATTGGTGAAATCTTTGGTACGTTTATCTCAAGCCTCGGCTCACTGTTTTTCCCGCAAATGTTCAAGGCCCAGAGCGAGATTTGGGATAATCTATGGACGAAACTAGGCGCGGACATTGATGCTGTAAACATCACATCGCAAATCGCGAAGGTCAAAGAGGCGGCGGGAGCACGCGCGGACCCGCGCGGTGATGTCAAGGCAGAAATGGAAGCCGCCGCAGCAGCGAAGCGCCAACTCGAAGCCGCACAGCAACAGGCTCGGGCGGCAGACCAGAATATGCAAGC